GACCACCTTTTTTAGATAGTGTTTGCTCTACTAAAGACCACTCTTTCGAGAATCTTTTTCCTTGTGTTAATTCCTCAGCAGGAACAAAAAGATCAGAATCTCCAGTAATTAATTTTACTCGGTATACCCAGTTACTCCCTTCAGGAGTAGGGTCAGCAATTATTTGCATAGAGTATAATTCATTTTTCTCACCTACAATGATATTCTCATCTGAGAACCATTGCTCTGGAAATACTAATTCAAATTCGGAAAGATTTTTTCCTGGCTCATCAGTACCTACAACTACAGCACCTGCAATTCTAGCTTCTACTAATGGCACATTCTTTTTTGCACTACCGATCAACTCCCACTCGAAATCGTCATCTTTATCAAGAACTAGAGGATCAAACTGATTTAGATATGTATCTAAATCTAAACCGAAGTTAGTTTGATGAATTCTAGTCATCAATTTAGATGCCATTTGAGGATTAGTTTGGTAGATAGCACCAAGGTGGTTCTTGGTCGTAAGACCAGCCCAAGCTTGTGCTTCTGTCATTTGAAAAGGACTAATTTGTGGCATTTTATTGTTATTTAATTGGGTTTATAATTTTTTTATTTAAACATTTTTTCTAAACTATTCATTAAGTCTCCTTCTGCAATAGGAGCTTGTATAGATTTACTACCGCCACCTTTTCTAGGTGTAGATTGTAAAGCTTGCTCAAGTTCACTAGTAGCAGATGACTTAGCTTTTTTGGTTAACTTACTCCAGTCCGTAAAGCCTTTAGTAGTTTGAGCTAAGTATGTTACTGCTAAATCAAACTTTAATGGATCTTCTTGTCTTAATGACATTGTATATGGAATAGGATTACCTTGTGGATCTTGTCCGACAATCTGTGTCATGTTGGCAAACAAATCTTGTTTGGCTTTATCAGTAAGGTTCATACCCGGGATTATTGCTTCTGTATCAGAAATAGTCTTTTGGATATGTTGGATTCTAGCATGATGCTGTTGCTCAAACTGTTTTTGCTGTATAGCATGTTGCTTTTTAGCATTTTCTTGGTATACTTTAAATACTTGTTTAAGCTCTCCTAAAGCGTCTTTAGCTTCTTCTCCTAATCTTCCAGAATCTTCATAAGTCTCAATAAGACTAGAAATTTTCTCAGGTTTAAATCCTTTAGACTGTAGATAATCCCCTACTAATTTTTTTTGTAGATTAGTATTATCTGTTACGTGATCTTCAGTTATTCTATTATAGTTTAACTCTTGAATTTTTGCATCTTTAAGTGAATCTAAAGGGACTCCTTCAGAAACTGCCTTAGCCATATCTATAAGTTCTGGTGGGAAGCTATTGATAATTTGCTCTTGCATAATTTGCACCTCTTGTCCCCAAGCATCTGCTAATGCCTGCATAGGGTCTTCAGCTTGTTTAAATGCATCCATATCTAAGTTACGAAGAAAGCCCTTTTCCTGAAGGAAAGAGGCAAATGGAGTTACTGGAGAAGAACTTCCGTCAGAATCCGGGCCTTTGTCTTTCGTATTTGAATCTGTATTACTCTCCGCAGTATCTTCTATCTCTACAGTATCTTCTATTGTAGTAGTATTAACAGCTGGGGTTTCTGTAGTATCGTTCTTTGGCTGGTCGATTACGCCAGGTACTACATCATTTATTTCAACTTCTTCTCCTTGTGTTTCTGTAACTTCTTCTTTATTAATCTCTCCAAGATTAATATTATCGTCAGATATTTGATCGAAGTTTACATTAAACATTTCTTCATTTGCCATATTGTTTTTGTTTAATTTATTTAATAATTATTTTTATGCTCCTAAAAGTCCAGTATCTTTTAATCTGTTTTCTAGTTCAAGTAAACGAGTTCTTACATTTCCTAAAACTTCTTGTTCTGGGACACCATAAGTAGCATCAATAGCTTGAGCATCATTTGCAGTAAGACCAGTTGGTTGTACTACTGGGGTAACTCCCCAAAATCCTATCTTAGCTAAACTACCTCCACCTATTGTAGAACCTGTAGTTACTCCTATATTAAGATTTATACCTTCTTGTAAAACTACATTAGTAGAATTAAATACCATTGTCTTAGTTCCTCCTACATAAAGATCCACTACATCATCAGCAGATGCAGACATATAACTATCTCCGTCTACATCAAAAATTAATTGTCCTGTTGCTAAAGCATCACTATTAAGATCTACATTACTATCTTTTAGTAATACGCCCTCAACAGTACATCCTGTATTTGTACTATATTCATTTATGACATCATAAAGACCTGTGCCTGGAACTCCTCCACCATCAATAGTATCTATATAATCTACTAGTTCATTAAATTGTTTAGAATAAACTCGGTGTCTACCGTCATTTATGCTTGGTAAGTGATTTCCGTCAGTTATTTTGTATTTTTCTAGTCCCATCTTTAGTTTTATTAGTTACAATATTAATTAATTACTCTTATTTTCCCAAAATTTTGTTACGTCTTCTAACATAGAAAATTAGTTTGCTATAGCTAAAACCTATTTTTTTACTGGTTTTTGCCTAGCTTTCATTCTCTCTATTTTCTCTTTTGACTTACTCTCCCGCTCTTTCATCTTAAGTTCCTTGTCTTTATTCTTAGACTCAGTTTCTCTTTTCCTATCTTCTATTCCTAGCTTAGCCCTTTCTATATCTAGTTTATCTTCTTCTAAATCTAGTTTTTGTTCTTCTAGGTTTTTCTTTACTTCTAATTCAGCAGCTTTGATTCTCTCAGTAGAACGTATTTTTTCTACCTCTACAACATCAGGTATACCGTCATTGTCTAAATCTTTAGAATGTTTCTCAAAGTCTGCAGCCATTTTCATTTTCTCCATCTCCAACTTGTAAGAGTATTCCTTATCGATTTTAGCCATTTCATGTTGTTGTTGAGCCTGTTGTGCTTGCTGCTGCATTTGTTGCATTTCTTTAGCTTGCTTAGCTTGTTGCTCTTGTGCTTGCTGATCTCTTTGCATTTTCTCTTGTTCAGCTGATTCTATATTTCTTCTCATAGATGCTATAGAAGGATTCGTATATAAATCCATTATTTGAGAGAAATTAAGTTTATCTGATTGAAGACCTGCTTGTGCTAATCCTTTAAGAGTAGTAATTAATTCTTGGTCAGAAGAAGCATCTGATATTATGATACCGTAGTCTGCTTCGTTAAATTGTTGCCCATCAAAAGAAAGTATAGATGTAGACATATCATCTAATACATACTGTATTCTTTTATCTGTTTTATTTTTAAAAGCATGTTTAGCTGTTTCTAATAATACTGCTAAAGCTTGTTTCTTTACGTTATTATGTAAAGCAAACCACTTTTCAGTAATATGTGAACTCTGTGTAACAGACCTATCTACATTACCTACTAATTCACGGTTTTCTATTTGGCCTTGTCTTTGCTCAGTTACCCCTGCTATCTTCCCTAATTGAGTTTCTATAAATTGCAACATCATAATATGTTGTTGTATATAGTTACCTAAGTCAGCATCTAATACATTAGACTGGCTGTTCATTTGTCCTGCTAATTTACCTTGTGCAGCTCCTTTCTTAGCTTCTTTAAAAGAATCTTTAACAGCCCATCCTTGTACTTCTGCGTAGTACATCCACTTGTCTACGTCCCAATGGTCTGGAACTTGTGCAAGATCTAAAGTAGGAATCTTACCTTTAGCTTTAGCAAAAGCAAGTTCTGTTCGGTACATGAATACGTTGTACAAGTATTGGTAAGGCTTCATTCTATCCATAAGGCTTTTTGCCTTAGAGGAATTAATGTTATATGCCATCCCTACATATCCCGAACCGCACTTAGATAAATTAGTCATTGATCTTAATTGTACGGGTCTCGGTTGTACTTTAACAAAAATATCTTCACCAATTCTAGTACCTTCCCACCATTCGTTAATCCACATCCAGGTAACTTCTTCGCCTGTATCTTTATTCACACGATAGTCTTCAGGAACTATGGTTTCTAATTTTTCATTAGTTTCTTGGTCATAATAACTAAGCTTTCCTATCTTTTTATAAGACCTCCACAATACTCTAGTAACTCTTATGTTTCCTGCATTATCCCAATAAGTACCATAAGTACCATGATGAGCATCATCTGATTCAGTATTAATTAATCCGTCTATTGACCAAGATGGCTCTTTTTCTCCAATAGATATAAACCCAGCATCTCCCTCTCCTGTTAGCCCTTCATCTATTCTTTTAATATGTTCGTCTTTTAATACATCGTGATAGTCATCTATTACTGTACCTGGTGGCATATAGTAATCCTCAACAATTATATCTGAGTCATCTATAAAAGGAGATTCTCCTGAACGTACTGTGTGTATGTTAAGCGGATTAACACGTCTAAGAGTAGGTTCTCCTGCTACTATATCTGCACAATATATTTCTTCTCCTGCAATAAGAGCATCTTCGAACCCCCTAGCAAACATCTCTTTTATATCCATAGATTTGTACAGATAAGTAAGAATGTGAGTAGCCATACGCTCTCTTATATCTTGGTATTCAAAAGATAAATATTTATTAAGTTTTTGTAATTCTTTTTGGAGCTCTTGTTGTTGTTCTTGCTGTATTTGTTGCAGTTTTTGCTGTGCTTGTTGTTGCATTTGCTGTGCTTGCTCAGGATTTGCTCCTTGTGCTTGTTGCATCATTTGTTGTTGCTCCGCTTGTGCTTGTTGCATTTTAGGAGCAGATTCTTTTTCATGTATTTCTTGAATCTTTTG